ATGACTATCCTGACCGGGAAAGAGATCGAGCAGGCGACAGCTGAAGAGCGGGCCAAGTTTGAGCAGGCCATTAGGGAGAAGGCGGAAAAGGAGGCTGATGGCGGTTCTGCGGAAGAGCCGGGGAAGAGATACGTCGAGCAGCTCAAGAAGGACTTCGATGACAACCACCTGGGCGATGCCCGGCGGTTCTCGGAGCGGTTCCATGGGAAGCTCGTGTTCGACAACATCCAGGGCCGGTGGTTCCAGTACAACTGCACCCACTGGTTCCAGGACCGCGGGCGTGTGCATAAGCATCGGGTTGCCGAAATAGCCGCCGACTTCAAAGCACAGTCTGAATATTATGTCCGGCGGGCGAACGAGGTGAAGGAGAGTCCGGAATACAAGGCCGCGCCGTACAAGCAGGACCAAAAGGAAATGCTGAAGCCTTTTTACGCCAATCAAAAAAGCTGGGCGGCCAGGGCCAAGGACCTGAAGGACCCGACGCGGATCAACAAGGTACTCGACATGGCCAGCGTGGCCGCCCCCGGATACCTCGGGATCGTGGGCAAGGAATGGAACCAGGACCCATATCTGTTTGCCTGCGGGAACAGAGTCCTTGACCTGCGGACAGGCAAGGCGCTGGACCCAGATCCGGAATTTTACATCAATCGGGCATCCGAGATCGAGTGGGTCAGCCTCCAGGCAGAATGCGAAATGTGGGACGAGTTCCTGCTGCAGGTGTTCAATCAAGACCAGGAGCTGATCGATTACATCCAGAAGTGCGTTGGATACTGGATGACCGGCCTGATGACCTTCCAGGAATTCTATTGTCTGTGGGGCCCGCAGGGGCGCAACGGAAAGGGGGTATTCTTCCGGACGCTGCGCAAGGTCATGGGCAGCTATTTCCAGATGATGCCTTCAAAATACCTGCTTGACGAGAAGAGCCTGCAGAACACGGACAAGCCGGATCAGCACCTGGTGTCCCTGGAACATACTCGGCTGGCCTGCACTTCCGAAGCTCCGAAAAGGGCCAAGTTCTCCGAGGGCGCTATCAAGCAGCTCTCTGGTGGTGACCCGATCTCCTGCCGCGGGATGTACTCCCTGGATGTGACCGAATACATACCGAAATTCAAAATGCTGTTCGCTACGAACAGAATTCCGGCCGTCAACGGCGACGACAAAGCCTTTCAGGACAGGCTTCGGGTGATCAGGTTCCCGTGCACATTCAAGATCGGCGCGGAGCCGGACCCGAAAGCCAAGATTTACCCCATGGATCCGCAACTGGAGGTCAAGCTGCATACCCCGGAAAATTTGTCCGGGGTGCTCGCCTGGTGTGTCCGTGGCGCCGTTGAGTTTATCCGCACGGGTACGTTGAGTCCGCCGGATTCCGTACTGTCCGACACCAAGATGGTCATGGATGATAATGATTCCATAGGGGAATTCATCCGGGATTGCCTTGATGTGCATGTTGATGCTCCGGCCACCATGACGCCCAACAACCAAAAAACGCAGATGAAAGACATCTACGAAGTGTTCAAGGTGTGGAGCGTCCAGGAGAAGGGAGTGAACAAGGACAAGGTCTTGGCCATGAGGACGGTGGGATCTGATTTCACAAACCGATCCGACATTATCAGGGTCTCACCGGTGAACAAGACATTTTACAATGTGACCATCAAGTCAGAATGGATCGGCCGGAAGGGGGATAACGATGATGTGTCGTTTTAGAGAACGTTTTTCCCCGAAGGTCGAAGGGATTGGCGAAGGCTTCACCGAAGGTCTTAACTCATATGGAATACACAATTTTTTAACCAATTCCACTCCTTTCTTACCCCTTTATACCTTTTTTAAAGAAAGTAGAGAGAGAAAAAAAATAGAAAGTGAAAGAGAGAAATTTACATGGGGGGGAGTATTTGGTTGTTTTTCGTCTAATCATCTAAGGTCGGCACTGATTTCTTTGTCATCCGTGAGTTTGCGGGGTTTTTCTTTGCCGAAGGCCTGGGCGAAGGCTTCGATGATGCGCCCATGTGAATGCCGAAGGGAACATCCCTTCGCCCTTTTCCTTCCTGGCAGGCCGCTTTTGTGCCGTGCGGCAGGGGGGGGCGGGAAATGAGCATCGCCATGGAACGTATGACGGCCGCAGACCGGCAGGCGGTGGCTGAATCCCTGTTGACCGATCCGAAGCCGTTCAAACAGACCGAGTGGGGGGCCCATTGCCCGTTCCACAAGGAAGAAACCCCGGGCGGTGCGTTTTACTACAATTTCGAGACGGATATGGCCTACTGCCATAGTTGTGGGGCGTCCCATGACCTGGTGGGCATCTTCAACGCCGTTCACGGCCGTGATCCTGCGGACCCGGCCGGGTGCGCGGAATTTGTTGAACGTTACTGCGATCCGTCGCGGCCCGTGCAGCGCCAGCCGCAAAAGCCGGTCAAGCGGACCTGGGTGCCGAACAAGGTTGCCTTGCCGCCGCAGCTGTGGATGGAAAAGGCTGCCGCGTTTGTCGAGCATTCGGTGGATCGGCTCCAGGCCTGCCCGGAACGATTGGCCGAGCTCGCGTCCTGGGGAATCGATGCGGAAACCGCAAAACTGTGCCGGTTCGGGTGGAATGACCGGGACAAATGGCCGCCCGTCTCGGCGTGGGGGTTGCCCCGGGAGACGAACGAGCAGGGCAAGGAAAGGAAGATCTGGCTGCCCGAGGGGCTGGTCATGCCCGCGGTGCATGGCGGACAAGTGGTCAAACTGAAGATTCGCCGTCCCGATCCGGTCACGCCCTGGGGAGACGTGCGCAAGTATTGGGAGGTCAGGGGCGGGGCCAACCATCTTTTCCATGTCTACGGCAACCCCGCCTTTCGGGTGTGGGTGTTGGTCGAGACCGAGCGAGACGCCGCGCTGGTGTGGCAATTTGTCCACGACCTTGGGATAGGGGCGTTGGGCAACGGCGGCGCGAGAAAGCGCCCTGGCGGGTATGTGGCCGACATTCTCGACCGGGCATGGTTGATCCTCAATGCGCTGGATTTCGACCAGGCCGGGATGCAGTGCAGCTGCGGGTTTTGGGAAAAGGAATATCCGATTTCCAAGCGGTGGCCGGCTCCGCCTTCCATGGGAAAGGATGTGGGCGATGCCCAGGCCGCCGGTCTGGACGTCCGCCAGTGGGTGCTCGAGGGCATCCCGAATCATGTGCGGCGGCGGATGGACAAGCTGTCCCGTCCGGTGGGCGAATCCGGTCAAGTTGCGGCAGTCCCCGAGGTTCAAGGGGAAAAACAGCCGTCGAATAATACTGCTCAATCCCCTGAAAACAAGGTGTGTGGGGTCGCTCCGCAACGGTCGTATTTCGATCAGGTGCTTGAAATGATGGAAAACATGCCGCTGTGGCGTGACGAGCTGGTCGAGTTCCGCAAAGCGCTGTCCGAATCGCGGTTCAAGCTTTTCATGGGTGCGAACGGCAGGCCGTGGGTGGGGGTGTCCACTGGTGTTGACCTGTCCGACAAGGGAGTTCGCGGCCAACTAGGCGCGGCCAGGGAGCGGTTCCATGGCATGCGGGTCCTGGATGAGTGGATGGGCGAGAATTCCTTGGAGGATATCGTGTTGACCTACTTTGAAGGTAAGTTGGAGGTTCGGGGATGAGTAGGAAAAAAGCGGCTCCCCGGTTGTGGTTCAAGACTGTGCGCCAGGTGCATCAGTATCTGACCTGCCCCAACGGTGAGGAATTTCTTTGGGGTGAGGGCGATACGGCGATCAAGGACGGGCTGGTGTTTTCGGTTTCCGAGAAGACCGTCTACAACCATACCGACAACAAAAACGGCGAGGAGAAGCTGAAGCGTACCCGGGCCGGGACTTTCGCCAAGGGTACGGTTGACCGCTACGCCAAGACGCATCTGGGCAAGGTGGTTGAGGGCGCGGACCCTGCCGAGGAGGATGAGGGCGATATGTCCGCCAGCCAGACCGGCGCGTCCAGGCGCGTCTTGGCCGACGCCAAGGTCAAAGAAATCGACGCCCAGTTGAAGACATTGGCGCTCAAAGAGAAGATGGGCCAGATGTGCGAAACGGCCGTGATTGAGCGCGAGTTGGGACAGCGCATGCAAGCGGTGAAGCTCAATTTTAGTTCCTTCATGCGCGATACGGCTCCGGAGTTGCTGTCCTTCGTCGGTGGAGACCTCGATGTGGCCCGGCACATAATCAAGTTGTGCGGCGGCGACGAAGACCGGGCCGAGGCCGTGTCCGGGTACATTTTTTCCAGAAAGCCCTATCTGTTGGACGCCTTCAAGCGGCGGTTGGTGGACGCCTTGAACGCCTTCGCCCAGGGGACGTGGTTTACGGACGAGATGCGCGAGGCGTGGGAACGACTTGAAGCTGCGCGACACGAAGAGGAACATGTTGTTATGGCCGACTTGGTGCGGCGAGTCGGCGGCGACCTGGAAAAGGTCGTCTTGGTGATGGAAGCCTTCGACGTCAGGAATAGGGTGGCATGATGTCCTACAATCCGCCGCCGTTTGCTCTCTATGAGGGGGAGGTCCAGGTTTTGGCCTCGCGTCCGTGGATATCCACACCGGAATTCGCGGAGAAGCATTTCAAGCTGGTCACCGGTCCGAACAAGGGCCAGACCTACCGCATGGACAAGAGCCCCATCGGGCGGTTCGTCATGGAGCTGTGGGACAGTCCCACCCTGCGCGAACTGTTCTGGCTGGGACCGTCCCAGCTGACCAGAAAATCCACCACGGCCTATGCCTGCATGGCTGCCGAGATGTACCGGGATCCGTGTTCCGCCGCCATCGGTATGCCCGATAAGGATACCAGGAACCGTATTTTTGACGAGAAGATCGGGCCGCACTTCAAGAATTCGCCCAAGCTGCGGGAGATGCTGTCCGACGATAAAAAGGCGGTCCAATCGGGAATGATCATGACCAGGTTCGGCGCGGTCTACGGCATGTACGCCGGGTCCGACGCCTCGGCGTCCTCCATCTCGCCCAAGATCGTCCTGATCGATGAGGTGGACGCCTATCAGGACAAGATGGCCATGGCCCGGATGCAGGAGCGGAACGAGGCTTGGGAGGACGAGGCCAAGACGTTCATCTTCTCGAAGGTGCGCGGAAACGAGCGGCAGTCGGTTATCTGGCGGGCCATGATGGAGCGCGCCCAGGTCATCTACCAGCCGCGGGCGAAGTGCCCGAACTGTGGGACATTGCAGATCATGGACCTGAAGCGGATCAAGGTTCCCGGCAAGATGCGCGACCCGAAGAAAATCCTGGACCAGTCCGCCGCATGGTACGAATGCGTGGAGTGTGGCATGCGCTGGAACGACCACTATCGGAATGTTGCCGTGTCCAACGGGGACCTGTGGGCCGAACAACCGGTCCCGGACGCACGTTCGGTCGCCCTGGTCACGCCATCCTGGTACTTCCAGGGCATGCCCCTGGCCAGGGTTATGGCCGACTGGTTCAAGGCCTTAGCCTCCGGTTCACCCAAGCAACTCGAGTGGTTCGACAACTCGCACTCCTCCAAGCCGTTCAAGGTCATCACCATCAAGGCCACCGAGGATCTTGTCCGGGCCATGATCCTGCACGACAGGCCGCCGCGCGAGGTTCCGGCCGAGGCCGTGGCCCTGACCATGGGCGTGGACTCGCAGAAACTTGGCTACTGGTTCGTGGTCCGTGCCTGGGCCCGGTCCGGGGAGTCTTGGCTGGTGGATTACGGGCACCTTCTGAGCGACGACGACGTGGAAACGCAGCTGGACGCTGTGTACCCGGTGGCCGGCCGCACGGACGTGGTCATGCCCATCTGGAGGGCGGCCATCGACATCGGCGGCACCAAGGACGAAAGCCACGCGGAAGGGTGGTCCCGGTCGCTCCAGGTCAAGATGCTGGTCAAGCGGTTGGACCGGGACAACTTCCGGGCCATCAAGGGCGCTAGCCGAAGTCAGGAAATGACCGTGCGCCGGTCCGAAACAACGGTGGATAAGGATGTGCCCAAGGAATACCAGGAGCGCATGCCTCTGTTCACCCTGGACACGGACGAGATCAAGGACCTGATCTTTCGGGTACGCATGCTTCCAGATTCCATGATGCCCATGTGGCTACATCGCGACGTGGGCGACGACTACATCCGGCAGATGAACGGCGAGGAGCGCGATGAGAACGGCAAGTGGGTGGAGAAGGGTGCCAACCACCTGCTGGACTGCGAGGTCTATGCCGGAGCGTGCGCGCACCCGGACTGGACCCCGGCGCTGCAACTGCTGCCCGAGCCGACGTATAGATCGACGGCCGCGCCTAAACGGCCTGCCGGGAGAGAAGGACTCGGCGGTTCGCCGCTGGGCGGACGTATCGTCAACCCTTACTTCAACGGAGGCCGGTGATGTTGGACGCTGCCACGAAGCTCAAGAAAGACGATCTGAAACGGCTGGTCAAAGTGATCCAGGATGGCGGCGGGGTGGACTTCAACCGGCGTGACGGGGCGATATGCCCGGTGTGTGGGGCGAAGCGGTGCAGGGTGACCACAACTTCGTCATGGTGTGGTTCTTTGCGTGAGCGCTTCCACAAATGCCGATCCTGCGGATTGCGCTTCAAGAGCATTGAGGTTGATTAGGCACGGACGTTGCAATTTATATAGTTCCGAACAGTGGGCGGGAGGCAGTTGCTTCCCGCTTTTTTTGTCAGTGAGCGTAGTAGATTACTAAATTAGTAGATTACTAAATTAGTAACCGTACTACGGACAGCGCTCATTTTTCTGGGGTAAACGGGAGGCACTTTTACCGAGAAAAACCGTTTCGGAGAGGAAGATGAGCGATACCCTGAACAAAGATGCCGCCGACCAGGCGCTCGCCAATGCGGTCGATACCGAGGAATTCACTTTCGACGGTGTGACCGAGAAGCGCGACCCCGAGAAGCTGATGCGGGTCCGCGAGGACCTGAACGCCGAATTCAGGACGCGAGACAAGGGCAATGTCCTGCAGCGTGCCGGGCATTGCGTCATGAGGCGCGGATGACGTCCCGCAGCATGGCATACGCTCGGCGCCTTGGCCGAGGCCGCAGGGCGAACCGGGCCGGCGCGTCCATGGCCGGGGCCATGGCCAGCTGGACGCGGTCCATCGTCGGCCAGGGTGAAGCCGAACGGCAGGTCGAGCGTGTCTCAGAGCGGGCGCTGGACCTATACCAGAACGACGCCATGGCGCACGGCGTCCTGGAGTCGCTGCTGGTGGAGACCGTGGGCATCGGCTTGACGCCCCTGCCGTCTCCCAAGGGAGAGTGGCTGGGTTTCGACGACGAGTGGGAGTCCAGCTATCAGAGCGCGGCCATGCGTATCTGGGAAGAGCACGGCCTGGACTGCCGCCATTTCTGCGATGCCCAGCGGCGGCTCGACTACTACGCGCTCCAGGGACTCAAATATTTCAACTGGAGACTCTTCGGCATCGGCCTGGGCCAGATCATCGCCAAGACCATGAAGGGTTCGCCCCTTTCCACCTGCGTACTGCCCATCAATCCGTTTCGGCTGGTTTCGCCCGCGGGGACCAATCGTGAAATTTACGACGGTATCCAGATCGACAAGGATGGCGCGCCTGTCCGGGTCTGGCTGCGCAAGCCTGGTGCTTACCAGCGTTCCATTTCGGCTTCGGACTGCGAGTCCTTTCCGGTCTGGGACGAAGAGACCGGGCTGCCGCGTATCCTGCTGGTAACCGACGTGCGCAACATCGCCGAGTACCGCCAGGACTCCATCCTCGGACCCATGATTACTGAAATTCGGCATTCCAACGATCTGGCGAATGCCGCCGTGGTCGGCGCCATGGTCCGGAACCTCTACACCATGTTCATCAATGACTACAGCCAGGGCGTGATCACGAAAGACACCCCCTGGGAGGATCGCGTTCACCAAACCGAACAGGCCACCATTCTTTTCGGGGCGGGTAAGGAGAAGCCCACGTTTTTCAGCCATGAGGCCGCGCCTTCCCGGTACCAGGAGATGTTCGGGGCCATTATCGACCGGCTGGGCATGGCCACCGGGCGCGGGGCCGAGAACGTGGCCCGGAAGTTCCAGGCCAGCTACTCGGCGGCCAAGGCGAACATGGAGAAAGAGGACCAGGTCAACGAGTTCGAACACCGGACATTGATCGGACAGTTCTGCCAGCCGTTCCTGGCCTGGCAGCAGTACGAAGCGGCCTTGCGCGGGCGTCTTCCGGTCAGGTCCATGAAGCATTTTCTGGATAATCTCTACGCCTACACCCACACCGAGCACCTGGCCCAACCAATGCGGCAGATCGACCGCCAGAAAGCGGCCATGGCCGATACTTTGGGTCTCGGTTCTCACATGACGACGTATCGCGAAATCCATGGCCGCAACGGTCAGGATTGGAAGGCGGTGTTGCGGCAGGCCGCCGCTGAAAAGAAATACATGAAGGGGCTGGAAGAGGAATTTGGCGTGGACATGAGTTCCGCCAAGATTCCCGATGCCGCCTGGAAAACGGAGGACAAGCCAGATGATGGAAAAGATCAAAGCTAAACGCGCCGTATCGGCCCTGGTGGGCGAGGTCTGGGCCCTGGAGCCGAACAAGCTGATGGCGGTGGCCGATTTCGCCCAGGCTTTGCTGGAAGGCCGGACCACCAACGGCGAAATGTTCGCCCGGGTAGCCGGCGAGGCGCAGGGGGAATCCAAGCCGTACTTCGTGCTCGACAACGGTGTGGCCGTCATAGGGGCAGAGGGCGTGGTCGCCCGGCGCCTGAATCTGTTTTCGTCCATCTCCGGCGGCGTCTCCACCCAGATGCTCGGGAACCACATCCGGCAGGCCGCTGAAGACGGGGCTGTCCGGGGCATCGTCCTGGACATCAACTCCCCGGGCGGCGGCGTGTTCGGCCTGGGAGAGTTGGCGGGGTTGATCCGCGAGGTGCGCGAAACCAAGCCCGTGATCGGCTTCACTGCCGAGATGATGTGCTCGGCGGCCTACTGGATCGGCTCCGCGGCCACCGAGATGGTCTGCACCGATGACGCCGAAGTCGGCTCCATCGGCGTGGCCTGCATGCATTTTGACCGGTCCGCAAAGGATGCCCAGGAAGGCGTCAAGCGGACCATGATCACCCAGGGCAAGTACAAGCGTATTGCCAGCGACGAAAAGCCCCTGTCCGAAGAGGGCCTGGACTACCTGCAGGCGCGGGTGGACCACTACTACGCCATGTTCGTCGACGCCGTGTCCGTGAACCGGTCCATTGACGTCGAGGACGTGCTCAAGAATCTGGCCGACGGGTCCACCCACATCGGTACCGAGGCCTTGGCCGCCGGGTTCGTTGATCACGTTGGAAATCTGGAGTTCGCCGTTGAGCGTGCTCTGGAGCTTATCGAAGATATTGATCCCATCAACTCAACCCAGGAGGCAGACATGCCCGGAACCACCCACGACGGTGCCGGAGCCAGCGGTGGCTCCGAATCCCTGGATCTTTCGGCCCTGACCGCTGAGCAGCTGGCCCAGCACAACCCTGAGCTGGCGGCCGAAATGGCCGCAAGCGGCGTCAACACTGAACGCGGGCGCGTCCTCGAACTGCTCGCCGCCGGGGGCAGCCCCGAACAGACCATGGCCGCCGTCAAGGACGGCACCCCGTCCAAGGACTTCTACAAGCAGGTCCTGGACGACGAACGCAGCGGCCGGGCCCAGGCGCTCGATCAGTACGAGCAGAAGATGAAGGGCTCCGCCGGACAGGATGGTCACCAGGTCGAAGAACAGGACGGCGACGAGTTCGACGCCCTGGTCAAGACCCACATGGACGAGAACCAGTGCTCCAAGGGAGCCGCCATCAAGTCCGTGGCCCGCAAGCACCCCCAGATCCACGCCGCATGGCTGGAAGCCCAGAACTAGGAGGGCGTCATGAGCTACAACGATTACGGAATCGGGACCCACACCTGCGGCGAAGACGTCGTGGAGGCCCGCCGCGTCAAGTTGAACTCCAGCGACCAGGTGGTCTATGCCGATGCCGACGCGCTCGGCATGGGCCTCACCCGCAACTATGCCGAGTCCGGCGATGACGTCGCCGTGGCTTACTACAACAAGCCCGGCACGCATCACGCGACCGCCGCCGGCGCCATCACCCTGGCCGCCGACGTGTACGCCGCGGCCGACGGCAAGGTCCAGGCCCTGCCCACCGCCGCCGGCGACTACATCAAAGTCGGCGTTGCCCTGGAAGCCGCCGCCGAAGACGGCGACGTTATCGAAGTCCTTCCCCTCGATGAGGGCAAGGTCACAACCGTCACCGAGTAAAGGAGAAACGATATGATTCCTGCTACCAAAGGCACCGGCGAACGGCTCCGCCCCGATCTGGGCGTGATGGTCCAGGAGACCATGACCAACGCTCCGGCCAACGGTTTTATTGCGTCCAGGGTCGCCCCCTACTACCCGGTGGGGGCTCAGGCGTCCGACTTCCCGGTCCTGCCCATGAAGGCTCTGTTCGCCAACGAGAAGGTCAGCCGCGCCCCGGGTGCAGCCTACCAGCGCAGTGGCGGCGAGTTCGAGGCCGGCTTCTATTCCTGCCGTGAGCGCGGCCATGAGCATCCGCTCGATGACCGCTTCAAGGCCATGTACTCCTCGGTCATCGACATGGAGTCCGCCGGGCTGACCATCTGCACCAACATCATCCTGCGCCAGTTCGAGAAGGACGTGGCCGGGAAGCTGCAGACGTCTGGTAATTTCCTGACCGGCGCGGCCAGCGTTAAATGGGACGTCCCGGCCACCGCCGATCCGAAGAAGGATATCGCCGTCGGTCGTGAGGCCATGCGCAAGAAGGGCATCGTGCCCAACAAGCTGATCATCTCCTGGCCGACCTTCGAGAACTTGAAGGCTTGCGCCAAGGTCGCGGATGCGGTGAACACCCTGTTCCCGGACACCAAAAAGACCGGCACCCTCGGCCTGTCCCATCTCGAAGCGTACCTCGAGATCAGCATCGAGCTGGCCGGGGCCATGATCGACGGCGCGAACCGTTCCAAGAATGCCAGCCTGACCGATATCTGGTCCGACACCGTGGCCACCCTGGCCTATGTCGCCCCGATGGGGTCTGACATCCATGAGCCCTCCATCGCCCGCACCTTCCTGTGGAACGAAGGTTCCGACCAGGAGTTCATCGTGGAGGACTACTACGAGAACGGCACCCGGTCCAAGATCCTGCGCGTGCGGCACGACATCGACGTTCGCCTGCTGAAGTCCTACGCCGACAATGGCGACGTTCTGTCCAACATCTCGAAGAACTGCGGCTACGTGATCACCGGCATCAAGTCTTAAGCCATACCTTCCACACCTCCTCACAGGGGCGGCCCGGCGCCGCAACCATGCCGGGCCGCCCTGAACAGGGGCAGGGCTATCAACAGGGGCGACGCATGAACCTTTTTGGCTGGATGGGCGCGATGCTGGATCAAATCACATTCAAGAGCTGCACGGCCTTTTGTCTGGGCGTGCTGGGGTGGTTGCTCGGAGGGTTCGACCTGCCGTTCAAGGCGTTGGTCGCTCTGTTCCTGGCGGACTACCTGCTCGGGTTCGGCCGCGCCTGCTACCACAAGCGGATCAGCTTCACGCGGATGCGTCACGGCATCCTCAAATTTCTGCTTTACATCGTGGCCGTGGCGGCAGCCAACATGCTGGACATCGCGTCTAAAGGAGCCGTCCCTTGGTTCGATGATCCAGCCCGCGATTTCATGGTCTGTTACCTAGCCGTTTGCGAATTTTTGTCCGTGTCCGTCCACCTGGCCGCAGAGGGCGTGCGCATGCCCGAGTGGCTTGTCTCACGCATCGAGCGGTTTCGGACGGTAGCGGAGACAGCCGAAGCAAGGGAGGTGTTCCGTGATTGAGATCAGACTGCAACGCGACATTCGCGATGAGCGGGTGACCATGGGGCGGCTGTTCCTGGTGGACGGCGACCGCGAACAAGCATGGCTCTACACCCTCGAAAATCCGTGGCTGAACAACCAGCCGAATATTTCGTGCATCCCGGCCGGGCGGTACATCTGCCGCCGCATCATCTCGCCCACCTACGGCGAGACCTTCGAAGTGACCGACGTCCATGGCCGGACGCACATCCTGTTCCATTGGGGCAACTACGTGGGCAACACCATGGGCTGCATCCTGCTCGGCACCACGCGCGACCCCGCCGTGCCCGCCGTGTGGAACAGCCGGACCGCGCACACCGAGTTCATGGACGAGCTGTACGGCGTGGAGCAGTTCCCGATCGAGATCGTCGATGAAGACTACCAGGAGGCCGCGTAATGCTTGCCGCACTGCTCCCGCTGATTACCGCCGTTCCGTCCATCATCAGGTGCTTCACCGGTGATGAAGCTAAGGACAAGGGCCTTGGCGAGAAGATGCTGGACGCTGTCGAGACCGTGACCGGGACCCGTGACGCGAATTCCGCCGCCTCGGTCCTGGCCCAGAATCCCGAGCTGGTTCTGCGACTCGAGGCGAAGGTCGAGGAGGTCAACCTGGCCTACGCCAAGGAACTGACCAAACGGCACGAGGCCGACATGGCGTCGGATTCGTGGATGTCCAAGAACGTCCGGCCCCTGTGCCTGATGGGCCTGACCATCGCCATCATGGTCGGGGTGTGGATGCCGGACCAGTACGTCAGCGCCGACCGGTTCACGGCCCTGACCGACATGAGCCAGTGGGTCTACGGCTACTATTTCGTGGGCCGTTCCACCGAAAAAACTGGCGGATTGAGCGGGCTGACCGGCCTGTTCGGCCGCAAGAAATAACGAGGAGTAAGACTATGCATCTCGACAAGATCAAGCAGCACGCCGCCGACGCGGCCGACCATGCCGTGAACGAGTTCAAGGAAGAGACGACCAAGGTCTACAAGGATGCCGAGGACGCCGCCGAAGGGCTGTGGGCCAGGCACAAGGTGACCATCATCGCCTGCGCTGTGGCCGTGGTCTGCATCATCGTGGCCGTTGCGGCCTGGACGAGATAGGGGCGCATCGTGAGCATCTCCACCACCATGGCCCGCATCTTCGCCCGCAGGGGGTCACCCGCGCGGTTCTATCCCGAAAGCGGCGACTGGCCGGTGGACTGCACTGTCCGGTACGAGTTCGCCGGGCGGATCGATGTGGACCATGGGGCCCAGGATAACGCCCTGATCAAGGTTTTGTGGACCGAGTTCCCGGCCATGCCCCAGGGGCGGTTCGTCATTCTGGGAAGCGACGGAGAGCCCGTGGACGGACGGGAATGGAAGGTGCTCGAGCAGCTCGGAAAACTGGACGGCCATCTGGAAGGAGTCCAGCGCGTGCTCCGCTGCGGTGCGGACCGTACTTTCAAGGTGAAGGGGTAGGGCCATGGCGAAACGGCATCAACTCGTTTCCGTGAACGGCGCGGCCGAGCTGGAGAAGACCCTGAAACAGCTGCCTGGAAACGGGATGCTCGTGGTCCAGGGCCGGGCCGTGAACAAGACGTTGAAGGGTGCCCGCACCGAGGCGGTCAAGTTGGTCCGGCAGTCCATCGCTTTGAACGCATCCGATACCCGGAAGTCGTTTTCGGTTATCCGTGCGCGTTACGGACGTAATTCCGGCTACAAGTCCGCCGCCGGATTCCTGGACATCAAAGGCAAGCCCTACCCGCTGGCCCGGTACCCGTTCAGGCCCAAGCAGCCGCCGAGCCAAAAGGGCGTCCCGGTGGCCAGCCGCAAACCCGCCACGGTCCAGGTCCTGAAACGCGGCCATCGCAAGGTCGTGGAACACGGATTCGTGGCCAAGATGCAGTCCGGCCACGTCGGCGTGTTCATCCGCGATGGCGAGCCGCGCAAGATGTCCAGGGGGCGCTATCAGGACGAGGTCAAGCAGCCCATCCGCGAATTGCACGGCCCGGCTCCGGCTCCGTATTTTCGTCGCGACATCATGCTCCGGCGACTGGCCAAGCGCGTTCGGCCTCGGCTGCAAAAGAACATGCAGCATGAACTGGACTACTACATCCTGCAACAGTTCCGGCGGATGGCCGGGAAGGGGAGACGATGAGCCAGAAGGAGTTCACCCGGGCTCGCACGGCGGCCATGGAGGCCCTGCTGGCCGACGTCGATATCCAGGCGTTTGCGGTTGCTCATTTCAGCAAAAGGCTGAACGTGTTCCGCGAACTGGATCCCGAAGACCTGCCGGAAGATCACTACTGTCCGTTCGTGGCCTTCGGGCCATTCACGCACGGCCAGGCCAAGGGGAATCAACACGCCATCGAGCACGCCATGCCCATGGGCGTCTTCCTGAATAAGTCAGGCGGGTACGAATCGGACGGGAACGGCGGGTTCACCCTGCCTTCCTCCGATATTCTGGATGAGCTGGCCGGGATGGTCGAGGCGGTGGTGTCCCCGGCGTTGTTGGAGGCCGGATTTCCGTTCGACCAAGACGAGGCGGCGGACCCGGACGGCGTGGATTGGTCACGGTATTTCTATTGTTTTTACACCTACCGGGTGCGCACCACCCGGCGCATCAATCTGTAGGAGGCTATCATGCTGACAAGAAAAAAGGTTCTGTTGACCAAGGTCGAAGCGGTTGAGGGCACGGCCGAAACCCTGGATGCGGCCACCGATGCGGTGCTCGTCCTGGAAGGCAACACCATCACCCCCGAGGGTGGAGTGGTCGGCAACGCCCGGCTCAATTCCACGCTGTCGCGCGAGCCGGACACCATCGGCCAGAAATCCCTGATGATGACCGCGCCCTGCGAGTTCCGGGGAGGCGGCATCAGCGGCAGCGCCGTGGCCGCGCCCGATTTCGACGCCATGCTGCGCTCCAGCGCCGTGAAGCGGTCGGACATCGAGTACCTGGCCGTGGATTCCGTGACCGGCATCTTCCAGCGCGGCGAGGTCATCACCGGCGGGACGTCCGGTGCCACCGGAACACTGATCGCCCATGTTGGCGGCGGCCTGCTGCTGGAGCCCCTGACCGACACCTTCGAGTCCGGCGAGACCGTGACCGGCGGCGATTCCTCGGCCTCGGCATCGACCACGGCCGCGCCCGTGACCGGCTACCAGTACAAGCCCACTTCGGTGGAGGCGGACATGGTTTCCATGACCGCGGCCATGTACCAGGACGGCCACAAGTTCGTCATGCCCGGGGCCCGGTGCACGTTCAGCCTGAATCTTCCGGTGGGCGAAAAACCGACCATCGAATTCACTATGAGCGGCCGATGGGCCGATCCGGTCCAGGAGTCCAATCCCACGCCGACCCTGCTCATGACCGATGCGCCTCTGGTGGTCAACGCGGGTTTGAAGGTCGGCGACTACACCCCGGTCGGCGTGAACAACATCACCCTGGACATGGCCAACACCGTGACCAAGGCCCAGGACCTGAACGCTCCCGACGGCGTGCGCGCCTACATGGTGACGGGCCGCCAGCCCGCCGGGACATTCGACCCCGAGGCCGAGTCCCTGTCCAACTACAATCCGTGGCTGGCGTGGATGGACGGCGACCTGGCCGAACTGTCCTTCTTGCTCGGGACCACGCCCGGCAATCGCATCTACGTGCTCATGCCCAAGATCCAGCGCACCACCGTGGCCTACGGCGACCGCGACGGCACCGTGACCTACGACGAATCCTTCGAACTCAAACGCGACGACGCCGGCGACGACGAGCTGCGTTTGGTCTTCTTCTAGGGGGCATGATGAGCGAGGCTAAAACCTACACCTTCGGCGGCGAGACCTACGAACTGGCCGAGCCGGTCTATGCGGTCATGCGGCGGTTTGTGCAGTTCGCCATGGGACTGGGCCGTCGCGTGGTGGACATCTCGGACCTGGTCGATGCCTGCGGTGAAGCTCTGCCCGAGTACGCGGCCGGGATGATCGTCCCGGCCGGGACCAGGCCCCAGGATGCGGACGTGCGAGCCATCGCCAAGGTGCTGCAAGGCGAGCGGTCCACTAAGCTGCGGGAAGTGGTGACCGATTTTTTCGGTCACCCCGACTTTGTCGAGGAACTGATGGCGATAACCCAGATCGTCACGGACCTGGCGGGGTCGGTCAAAGGCGGCACACCTGGGCCGACGCCGCCCGAAACATCGAGCGCGAAGTCTGTGTCCTCTCCGGCGGAGACATCCTCAAGCGGGACCGCATCCTCTGGGGAATCTGCCCCGGAGACGCCGGAGACTACCTAGACTCCCGTGAGCGGGAGATCGTGTTTCAGAAGGCGGTGTTGAGCGGGCTGTTTGGCATCGACTGGGACAAGCACCAGGCGAAGAAGACCGGCCCCAAGGGGCTGGGCGAAGCGTGCGGCGGCGAGTTCGTGGAAGCGTGCCGAAAGGAGTTCGGCAACGCCCTGGAGAAAAAGGTCTGCGTTGACTGCAAAGGAGGACGGTAGTGGCGAACAGCGACATCCAAATCAAGATCGAGGCCCTGAACAACGCCACGGCCGGGTTGCTTGCGGTGTCCAAGGATTTGAAGGGCATCTCGAAGGACACCGTCAAGGCTTCGAAAGGGATGGAGTCGTTTGATCTCAGCCTGAAAAAGATTGCCGCGACCGGTGGTATTGCCTTAGGTTTGAAGGAAATTATCCAGGGAATCGTCAACTTCGGAAAAGAGGCCTTCAACACCAGTTTGAAGGTCGAGCGTATTATCAAGCCCATCGAGGCGATCGAACAGGCGAACGCGCCCGTTGTTTTGAAGTACCTGCACGATGAAGCTGATAGGCTGGGTCAGAACTTTTATGACTTGGCGACGGCCTGGAGTCAGATGGACGCGGCGGCCAAAGGAACAGTCATGCAGGGGGAGCCCCTGCGGCGCATTTTCCAGGGTATCAACGAAGCAGCCGTTACTTTGTCTAAATCCGGCAGTGATGTGCAGGGCATGTTCTACGCCATTACGCAGATGATGTCGAAGGGCATGGTCTCGGCTGAAGAACTGCGCAGGCAGCTGGGCGAAAGATTGCCCGGAACGTTCCAGTTGGCGGCCGACTCGATGGGGGTCACAACGGCCCAGCTCGACAAGATGCTGGAACGCGGCGAACTGCTGGCCGTGGACCTGCTTCCCCGGCTGGGAGACGCCCTGCATGAGAAATACGGCAAGGCCGCTGTCGAAAGCGCATCGAAATCCCAAAAGGCCGTCAATAAATTCGACGAGGCCTGGACAGACCTAAAAAACAACCTGATTGACTCCGACCTCGCCGTGGGCGGCATTAACGCCGTGACCGCGGCGGTCAAGGGATTGAACGACACCATCCGGGATATGCCGTCGTGGGAGCATGTCGAAAACGCCCTGGAGAATGTCCCCGAGCAGTTAGCGAAGATCAACGCCGAACTTGAAAAAATCAATCGGAATGATCCCGAGGCCCGCCGCCGCGCTTCGCTCCGCAAATCATTTGCCCGCAATATTCCCGGTTCGTCTCCATACGGTCAGACCGGCGTCACCGATTCACTTGAGGCTCAGAAGCAGTATTATGAGGACATCGCAGATCTGCTTTACGCTGTGCGTCGATCCCTGAGCGCCATGACCTTGTCGAATACGCCAGCCGAAATAGTTCCCGAGGAAAATCAGAACAGCCAAAAATATCTTTCCGCCCTGGCCGCCGTGCGTGAACAACTTTCCCTGATCGGCAAGACCGGGGCTGAGCGGGAGCTGGCCCAGCTGAATCTTGAGTTCGAGAAGCAGGCCAAGGCTTTGGGCGCGAACAACGCCGAACTGATTAAGTTGCGGGACGCCAAAGCGGCCGCCATCCGCGAGAAGTGGGACAGCAAGGCCGCCGAGGAAGAGCTGGACCTGACCAAGCGCATCGAGCGGGCCACCCTTGAACGTTTTGAAGTGCAGCGGCGCGAGGCCAGGCGGACCTATGCCGAACTGAGGACCGAGGCTGAATCCAAGGGATGGGATACTTCCGGAATCGACGCCGGGCTCGTCCGAACGCTCAAAGAGATATCCGCCGCCGAGAAGGAAGCTGCCGAGGGTCCTGGCCGGGAACTGCGCGAGGAGCTGGCCCGCATCGGTCTGGAAGGGCGGCGGCTGGCCCAGGTGAAGCTGGACCAGTGGATGGAACGGCTCAAGCGCGAGACCGGAGCCGTCACCCCGGAAATGCAGGCCCTGTACGACGCGCAACAGAAGCTGATTGACGAGCAGTACAAGTGGGACGATTCCGGTGTCCTGGGCGGCCTGGGCAAGGGGTTCGAGGATTTCTCCACCAACGGCAAGACCACTTTCGAGAGTCTGGCCGACGCGGCCGAGGATGCCGGGGACAGTATCACCGATAGCCTGAACGACGCCCTTTGGGATGCGGACGCGACCTGGGACAACGTCTTCAAATCCTGGATGATGGACCTTACGCGCATGGCCATCCGGGAGAACATCACCAAGCCCATCTTTTCCGGCCTCAGCTCGTTCCTGGGGTTTGTCCAGCACGAAGGCGGCCCGGTCGGCTCCGGCCCGGCCAGGCTGGTGCCCGAGGCCACCTTTAACGGCGCTCGGCGGTACCATTCCGGCGGGTCCGTCCTGGGAACCGGCGAGGTCCCGATCATCGCCAAAGCGGGCGAAATCGTTTTGAACGCGGCCCAGCAGGCGAACGTGGCCGAGGGGCTGGGGAATTCGAAAGCTGCCCCCGTCATCGTCCAACTCTACGGCCAGGATGGGCGGAAGCTGTTGGAGACCTCGGCCATGCCGCAATCTTCCGGCGGTGCGCTGGTCAGCAAGCAGGATGTGGCCATTCTGTTCATGCAGGCCGCGAACGAGAACACCGCCGGGCTGACCAACTTCTTGAAGAGCGGAGGGTTCTAGATGGCCGCCGACTTCCCCGATATCCCCGGGCCGGCCAAGATCACCGGCGCAGGCGTGGACGATCCGTTCCTCGAGAATACCTTCGAGTCCGGCGACGAGCAGGTGCGGCCCATTTTCACCAAGCCCCGGCGCAAGGAGATGACCCTGACCTGGGACGCCAACGGTCCTTTGACCTTGGCCCAGAAAAACGCCCTGGTTTCCCACCGCGAAACTGTCCGGGGGGACTCTTTCAGTTTCACGCATCCTGTTTCGGGCGTGGTCATGACCTGCCGCTACGTTTCGGATGGCGTGACTTGGGACGAGGACGCGGGCCAAAAAGGGTTGTACCAGGTCAAGGCCGTGCTGAAGGAGATCGTGTAGATGCCGCTCGAAACCAGCCTTGCCCATATTGAAGAGCGCAACAAGCAGTATGGAGGCGCGGCCTACGTCTGTTTGTTGGAAATTGTATTGCCCACCGGGGTTACGTTGCGGCTGGCTCGTAATAACGATGACGTTTCCTGGGAAGGGGAGACCTGGCAGAAATTCAACTTCGAGTTGGACGACGTCGACGAATCCACCAACGCGGAGGCCAGGAAGCTGACCATCAAGGTGGGCAACGCCACGCGGGCCATCCTGCGCTACGTCGAGGAGTTGGACGTCTGGCGCAAGATCAACGGCAACATTTCGTGCGCCCTGCGGCTGCTGATGGTCTCCACGGGCGTGGCCGAGGCCGAGGGGCCTGTGGGCGAGTGGTACTTTGACGATCGGGGCATCAGCGCGCCCAAGCCCGGAGACTGGGTGTTTTTCAAGGTCGGCGGCGAATCGTTCCTAACCAGACAGGTGCCTCGCCGGGCCATCGTGCGCGACTTCTGCGGATGGGAGTCCACGGTGGATTGCCCCTATGTGGCCACCTGCGCCCGGACCCTGGCCGCGTGCGAGGCGAACGGCCGGCTGGAGAAGAACGGCGGATTCCCCATGGTCGAACAGGGGGCCATCCATGGCTAAGTCGCTGGTGTCCGAACTGCTGTTTTCCCGGTTCGTCGATGGCGGGCGCGGTGAGAAGGACGCTGAAGGCGTCCACGGGTTCGACTGTTGGGGCGGGGTTATGGCCGCTTTTCGGCGGTACGAGGTGGAGGTTCCGGATTTCCATGAACACCCGGACAACCCGATCGGCATCGGGGCTATCTTCGAGGAGCAGGCTGTCTCCGGTCTGTGGGAGCGCCTGGATAAGCCGGAGGCCCCGTGTCTGGTGGTCATGTCCACCAGCCTGCGGCATCCCCAGGCGTGCAACCACTTCGGGGTCTACGTGGGCGGCGGCAAGTTTTTTCACATGCAGCGCAAGCGCGGGCCGCACCTGGACAAGCTGGACGCCCCGCCCTGGCCGAGGTGCGTCAAGTCGTTCTGGCGGTGGCGCGGCGGCGATCCCGTGGAGGTGGTCCGCACCGGGCCCATGATCCCGGAAGGGCAGGCCATGGTGGTCTTCATGCCCAATTTCATGGACCCCAAGACCAAAACCATCGAGTTCGTGACACCTGGCCGGTCCGTGGCCGCCTATTGCCCGTCTCCGGCCGAGGTGCACGGCGTGCTGGACGTGTCAGGGTGTCTGGAACTGTGCGCGGTGCTCAATGGCAGATTGCTGACCCCGGATGAAGAGCGTTCGCAGACCCTGCGAGCAGGTGACTGCCTGTTCTTCAAGGTGGTGCCGCATGGCGGCGGTGGCGACGGGAAAAACCCCCTGGCCATGGTCGCGTCCATTGCGCTGATGGTCGTGGCACCCTATCTTTCCAGTTCGATCATGGGGCTGACCGGAGCCTGGGGCATCACCTCGGCCGGGATCATGCTGGCCGACGCCTTGCCCGGGGTTATTGGTTTGGGTGGGTCCATCCTGGTCAACGCCGTGCTGCCATCGTCGTCCGCATCCACCGGGATAACCCCAACGAAGGCCCTGGAAGAGTCGGCCACCTACGGCTGGGGCGTGGAGACAAACCCGACCAGGAACGGCAGCCCCGTGCCCATCCTGTGGGGCGAAAAGGTCGGCATCGCCCCGTTTTTGCTCGCCCGGTACATCGAGACGGACGGGGACAAGCAGTATCTGAACATGCTGTTCCTGGTGGCCGAGGGGCCCCTGGACGCCGAGGGTGGCATCGATGACATCCTGATCGAGGACAACCCGATAGCGAACTACTCGGACGTGGAGTTCGAGACCCGGTTGGGAACGGCCGAGCAGACACCCATCAAGTGGTTCAACGATACGATTTCCGAGCGGGCCGTTTCGGTCAAGCTGTCTTCGGAGTGGTACCAGTTCGACGGCCTGGGCACGGCCATCGAGGCGCTGGGCGTGGGTGTGACATGGCCCTATGGCCTGGGTGCAGGCGGCTCGAGCTACAACCTCAATCCCGTGACCATGACCGTGGAGGTCGAGATCCGCACGGACGGGGGCGCGTGGACAGAGTTCGGCACCTTTGTGGTCACGGGCTCGCAGTCTACGGCTTTGCGCCGGTTCTGGCGGGTTAATGATTTGACCCCGGGCAAGCAGGACATCCGCGTGCGGCTGTCCGAGGACCCGCCCACGGGCACCCAGTACCTGACCGACTGCTATTTGGAATATACCCAGGAGATCATCCCCGACGATTTTGCCCTGCCGCACTCCGCGCTGCTGGGCATCCGCGCCCTGGCCACGGATCAGCTTTCAGGGTCCCGGCCTCAGGTCACGCTCACCGGCCGCCGGTCCACAGTCCAGGTTTGGGACCCGGACGCCGACGACTATGTGGATAAGGCCGCCAACAATATGGCCTGGATGGCCTGGGACCTGGCCCACCACTACCGCTACGGCGGGGCGGTGCCGGTCGATCGCATTGTCTACAATGAGTTCGCCAATGCCGCCGAGTGGTGCGACATCAAGGGCATCACCGGGTCGCTGTACCTGGACCAGCTGGTGGATATCCAGACCGCGTGGGACTACATGGGCCGTTTCGGGCGGTTCCAGGTGGTACCCACGGGCACCAGGGTGGGGTGCGTTTGCGACCGTCCGGTGGAATACCCCGATCAGTCGCTGGTGGTGACCGAGGCCAACGTCCTGGCCGGAACATACGGGCAGTCTTACATGGACACGGCCGACCGAGCGGACGCCATCCGCGTGACCTATTTCGATCCGGTCAAGGGCAGGACCACCTTCCTGGTGGTATCCGAGTTCTACGGGTCCATCACCGGCCGAGCTCCGCGCGTGCGCGAAGAGACCCTGTACTGCTGCAACAACTATCAACTCGCCTGGGCCTGGGCCGTGTTCATGCTGCGGTGTAACCGCTACCTGACATGCACGGTCAATCTGGACATGTCCGTGGAGGCCATAGGGGCCCTGCCGGGCGATGTCATCCAGGTGGGCACCGTGTTCGGATCACAGACCGCCCGGGTAACCGCCGGGTCCTCAACGGGTTTGGTGCGGCTCAACGCTACGGTGACGCTGGAGTCGGGCAAATCCTACAAACTGTGGGTCAAGCACCCGGACCGACAGAGCGCGGACACAGGCCAGGAGCTGGTGGAGACAGCGGACGTGACCGGCGTGCTCGAGGAGACTGTCACGGACGCCCTGTTTATCTCCGGCGTGTTGAACTACGCGCCTTCAGAGGGCGCGGTGGTGGCCTTTGGGGAACCGACCACCACGGTCAAGTGGTATCGCGTCGTGTCCATCAATCGCTCCGGCCTCTCCAAGCTGCGGCGTGAGATTTCCGCACTGGAATACGCCGATGAGGTCTACGCGGATGAGGGGGTGGCGCCGTCGCTGGATACGGCGGCCACGGGAGCGGGTGTATCCGGATTGCAGGCGGGCATCTTCGACCGCTTCGAGGATGGTCTGGCGAAAAAGGTTGTCTCGCTCTGGTGGCGCGGTTTCGCCGTGTCCTGGACCGTTTACCAGCGCCGCCCCGGCCAGACCCCGTGGAAGAAAGTCGGCACCACCAGCAACCCGGAGATGGACATCTACAATTTGGCCATGGGTTACGAATATGAATTTGCCGTAACAGCCATGACTACGCCGTCCAGCGGCGAATCTGTAACCCTGAATTTCTCGGGCGAGGGCACCGGTATGCTCCAGGCGGTCACCGCCCTCAATGATGAAACGGGCATGTACGACACGGTCACAGTGACCGTGGACGGCGTGCGCTTCACCGTGGAGGTCTTGATCTAATGGCTGAGCATAAAGATTTGACTGGTGACAAACTGCATACCCCGTTTCGATGGGTATTTGTTGACGAGGCTGAGAGATTGGCTGAGTCCGTGACTGCGGACGACGTGAACAAGATTGCCCTGCAGCTCAGCAATTACACCCTTTGGTACCTGGAGAGTCATTCCCCAGCCCAATGGGAGGTGTTGGGCTCCATCCCGGTTATCACTACCCAGGGTGACCTGATCATCGGCGATTCCGAGGGGTCGCCAATCCGGTTCGCCGCTGGTACCAACGGACAGCTGTTATACTACTACAACGGGACTCTAGTGAAGATGGCCGCCGGGGCCGAGGGGCAGGCGCCGCTGTTTACCGCAGACGGTCATCTCGCGCCGGGCGATGTGTACGGCGAGTGGATGGTCGTCGACACTGTGGACATCAGTTCGCCAATGGCCAACATTTCGTTCGAAGGCCTGGACGGGTCATCCTTTGATTACAAAATAGAGATTGAGGGGTTGTATGGCACCGGCACTGGTGATGCATATCTCGACCTCGGGTATGGGGGAACCCCAACATACGTAACGTCTGGATGGGCCATGGATGGAGAGGCGTTCGCGAGCGACAATCCCCTTATGTTGTTTATCGTCTCCGGGGTAGCCTACAACTCGGCTTTTGGAACCATAAAGGTACTGTCGCACGCGAACACCAATCCCTGCGTTTTTTACCACATCTCTGCGACTGGTGGCGGAGGAATAAACGTGGATTACTCTGGGCCAACCACCGCCAGATGGACTCAACTTGATACGATAACGGCAATCAGGCTCAGGCATAGCACGAACACTTTTGTTGGCGGGCGAGTCGTGCTCAAAAGCCGCGCTAAATAATTGGCTGTGTTGGGAGGCGTGTAGTTGTGGCCCGATATGGACGATGCGCCTTTTTTAAGCGAGTCCACGCCCGACACGTCCAGATGGGCAAGGATCGCGGCTACGGGTTCCGCAAGCGGCACCGGTGGGCACGCAGGCTAGACGAATGGTGGCTGGATTTCTGGAACGCAAAGAGAGAGTGTGATGGCGACAGTTGAAAGTGTTCTTGTCGATGTAGGCGCAAGCGGCGGCCATGATTTCATATCGTTGCCTGAGGCGATAGCCTTTATCCTGGCCAATGATCCCGACATGGTGACCAACAATACCATCTGGGACATCAGAACCAAGACGTCTGGCGACAACAACGCCGACACCGGAAATATCTCTTTTGCGGGTATTAATACGGGACCGGAAAACTACATAAAAATTCGACCTGAACCGGGCCAGGAGCATGGCGGGTACTGGAATAACAATGTCTACCGTTTTGAGGCCGGGAATGGCGATGCATTTTCGCTGCAAGACGGAACATGTGTTGATCTCCTGGATCTTCAGATCAAGACTTCCACCGCCAGCGGGAAGAGGGGTATACGGGCCGTCGGCAGTTTGGGCCTGACCATCCAGCGATGTCTTCTCAATGCTGCGCACCAGCAGTATCATAACGGCCTGATCGTTCTGTCCTACGGCTACGGGGCATCGATGGTCCGCGACACCATCATCAAAAACAACGTGCTCCTGCTGCATTCCAGCACCAGCTACGGAATTGGCATGGATGTTGGGTATAACGGGACACTCGGTGCGGAAGCCTGTATCGCCAACAACTTGGTGCGCGGCGGCGGCGCTACCGGCATAAAGACGGACTACGCCACAGTCCATTGGTGCCTCAAAAACAACCTCGTCGTCGACGCGGCCACCTGCTTCAACGTGGCCGGGCAGAACAATGCCGACCGCAACGTCTCCTCGGACAACACCGCGCCTGGGACAACTAATTACCGGAACGCTTCGATTGTTTTCAATTCCGGGACGTATATTCCCGACTCCTCGACCGTGGCGAAAGGTAACGGCGCCAACCTGTCCAGCCTGTTTACGGATGACCTTGTCGGGGACATCAGGCCGGAGACCGGGGATTGGGATATCGGCGCACAGATTATCCCGTCCGGTGTTTCGGTCACTGTCGTTGATCCGACCGAGCGGATTGTGTACCCGCGTAGCGGTAGCAGCCGCGTGATGACCTTCAGCGGGACATACTCCGGGACACCCGGCACAATCCAGGCGCGGGTGGTCGACCATGGCACGGATACGCCTGTGTCTGGCCTGGACTGGCAGACCATAGACGATGCCCCGGATGGAGGAACATGGTCCGGGTCACTGACCGTCCCGGCGGGCGGCTGGTACAACATCGACGTGCGCTTCTCGAGCGACACCGGAGTGGTCTACAACGGGTCCAACCGCTGGGGCGTCGGCGACGTCTTTATCCTCTACGGGCAGTCTCAGATGGAGTATCTGTGGTGGTACGATTCGGTGTCGAACCCGACGTTCTCTGTCAACGATCTGGCCTCGCTCAACATCGCCGGGGCAAGTACCTACGCGCTTCCGGCCAGCAATCGTTTTATCAACGAGTTCTTCAACCGAGTCATCGCCCAGACGGGTTATCCCGTCATGGTCATTGGCGCGGCAAAGTCATCCCAGTCGATACTATCGCTGTCCAAGGGCTCGGGCACTCCATACTACGACAATCTGATTGCCTCGGCCAACGCCGTGGGTGCGGGCACAGTCTTCTATAACCAAGGCACTCAGGACATCTACGACGAGACGCCACGCGCCACGTACCGGTCACGGATGGACCAGCTTGTGGCCGATCTGGACGCCGATCTCACGGCGGATTTCAAGTTTGGCCTGTCGGTCCTCGCGAACACCACCGCCGGCACGTCCGATGCGGTGGTGCACAACGTGCGCGGCCCGCAAATAGACTTCCTCTTAGACAACCCGTCCACTCTGAACCTGGGCACCGATCAGGATATCCCTTTGGGCACCGATGACGGCGTGCATTACAACAATTCTGGCAACGTGATCAATTGCCGCCGCATGGCCCTGGCCGCGCTCAAGCATCTGGGCATAGCGGCGTACGATGCCACGGGTCCTGAGTTGAGTTCGTTCGTTTACAACGTCACGGCTAAGACGGTGACCTTCAACTACGCCATGAATGGCGGCACCGCGCTCGCGATATTCGACGGCGACAGCAATCCCGACGCCATCGAGATATTCGGAAACGGCGTGGCAGCCCAGCCCGACTCATGGACGGTCAGCGGCACGCAGATCGTGGGCACCTACAACACGGCGCTGCCCGCGCTTCCTATCACGGCCCGCATCGCCTACGGCATCGCCCCGGATGACTATCCCTGGGTCAACGTGCGCGACAATACGGAGTTTGCTGTCGAGGGGCTGCCGATACCGCCTACCGATGGCGAGATAACCGCAACGGAGGCTTCCTCAGAGGTCGTCATCGACCTGCCCATCATCGTGTCCATGACGGCCGCCGTGGACGTGGCCCTGGAGAAGGTGGTGGAACTGTCCGTCAGCGTGTCCGGCGAGCTCGGCTTGGAGGCCGCGTTGGAAAAGGCCGTTGAACTGCCCGTGTCCACCTTGATGGACATTTCCGAGGACATCCTTTTCGAGAAGGTTATCGAGTCGTCCGTTGCAGTGTTGGCCGAATCTGGGGTGGATGTCGGTGTGGAAAAGGTCGTGGACCTCCCGGTGGACGTATCCCTGGCCGTGACCGTGGATGTGGATATACAGCTCGTGACCGGGGTGACCATTCATCGGCGGGTCGTGCTGCCGGCCAACGCGCAGCGGCACATCATCATCAACGCAAACATAGGAGATTGATCATGGCTATCCAGTTACAGTTTTTCGCGGCTGGTTTAAATCAGGTTTTGGACGGCGGCCTGCCGGATACCGTTTACCTGTCGGCCCATTCCTCCGACCCCGGCACCACCGGGGCCAATGAACTGTCCGGCGGCCGCTACGTCCGGGCCGCCACCGTGATGGGCGCGGCCGCAGCCGGGGTACGCGAGTCCACGGACAATCCGTACATCCCGGCCAATCCTGGCGACAGCGCGACCCATGTCTGCATGTGGGACGCGGCGACGGGCGGCAACTGCCTGGGTGGGTCCCAGATTAACGGCGACGGCAGCCTGGAGACGTCGGGGCAGAATTTCCGGTTCAACGTGCCGGTGTCCGTGGCCGTGGCCAACCCGGCGTAGGGGGGCGATCATGGATGATAACGTTGCCTATGAGATGCGCGCCGGAGATTATCACGAGGTGGAAATCCCGGTGACCGTGGACGGGGTGGAGACCGACCTGACCGGCGTGGAGTTCGTCTATGTTTGGTCAAAAACGGAAGGTGGCGAGGCTATCTTCACCAAGACGGGCACGATCTCGTCCGAAGGTAAGGCCGTGGTGCAAATTGATCCCAATGACACGGCGACCCAAGAGCCTGGAGAATTCTACCACGAATGCAAGGTTCGAGGCGGCGACAAACTGCCGGTCACGGCGGAATTCGAGGACAAGGTCACCAAGATGAAGCTGATCATGGTGAAGCTGTTGCCTAGTTCGGCAAAGTTTCCGGACTAGACACGGTGCGCGAAGAGTAGACGAGAAAGCCCCCGTTTTCGGGGGCTTTTTTATGGCAGTGCGGCGGCCAGCCGGGCGAAGTGTTTGTCCTTGGGCTTGATGTACTTGATTTCGGCGTGGCCGGTGTGAACCAAATCCTCCTGGAGGAGGCGGCCGTCCCGCCAGACCCAGGCCAGGAGGCGGCCGTATTTGCCGTAGCGCTTGCGGTCGTACTCCAGGTCAACCGCGCCGCCCTGGTCGAGCCAGGCCTGGACGTAGGCCTTGGCCTCCTTGCCCTCGGGGGTGGGCATCTCCGGGCAGTCCACGCCGAGCAGCCGCAGATTGACCTGGATGCCGCGCACCTCCACGCGCAGGGTGTCGCCGTCGATGACCCGGAGCACGTGCGCTTCCTCGGCCATGGCGGGCAGGGACAGGGCCAGGAGGAGCAGGGCGGTGAGGATGGGGGTGCGGATCATGGTCATGGTCGGTTTTTCTTAAGACAATATCACTCTGTTATCGTTTGTTTCTTTTATTTTTTGTTTTTTTGAGGTCTTCCCATGTGGTCGTTTGGGGTGGGGTCTCTTGAGTTTCCCCCTTCGTAACCGATCCTAACGATGGGCGCGAACTGATTACGGCGGAGATGATGCCGATGCCCGCGATGGAGGCGACAAAAACCAACAGGGACATGGTGGTGTATAACTGATCCATGATGGATTTACTGGCGATGTAAGCAAGGCCAGTGTTCAGCAGTGACACGGTGGCCGTGATGAAGAGGATGACTTGTGCCAGTCTGTACATCGGGGCGATTCCTTTGTCTGTGGGTCCTTTTTATCCATTGCCGGACAGATACTCAGAGAAATGAATCATGCGGTTTCCTTGCCCTCATCCTTGGCCCAGGCGTTGCGCGGTGGCGGAAATGTTTCAAGGATGGGGTCGACTTTGGACCCACAGTGTTTGCAAAGGCCGGCCTTTTTCTTGATCAGCTCGGCGCAGTGGGGGCACTCGCGTTCATCGGAGTAGAGATTTTCCGGGTCGAGCTTTTTGTCATAGCGGCAGGCCTTGCACAGCCGCAGGTGGCTGTATTGGACATGGCCGCACTTTCGGCATGTATCGGGCGGGGATACCTCTGAATGCTGGTTCCCTATTCTGGGGTCTATGGGTTTGTTGTTGGCTTCCTGGGGTTTCATCACCAGGGAGTGGACTAAAGCAATAGGAAAAAGAAATAAGCCGTAGAACCACCATGCGAGCGTTTCCCTTCCCTTGGATTTGGCAATAAAAGCTGGGACGAGTCCGAGCAGCGCGGCGATAACGAAATAGGACATGGCAGCTCCAACAGCGTTATTTGGGCTGGACGATGAACGTGTCGTCCGGTCTGAGCACGACTTTGTAGACGTAGGCGTAGTCGTCGCAGACCACGGTGAACGCCAGGCCCTCTGGCTCACCGCCATCAAAAAAACCCTCGGTACATTCGCCACACATGTAGTTGTAAGTCTTGACCACCTTGGTCATCCCGGATCGCGTCTGTGCGTCGAGTTTTTTCCTGCCCGCCCAAACCATACCTACGGATGTAATCAGCACCAAGATAACCAGCATACTTTTTTTCATCTTGTTATCCACCTTATCGGTATCTTCCCCGTGTTTGAATGCGTCTTGTCTATTGTTTCCACCGCAAATAAGGCCGGTCACCGTCCCCGGCCAAAGCTAGCCCTTGGTGTGATTGTCCTCCATGCGTCCAGGCGGCCGCTTGGGTTCAGTGTTTTCCTGGGCGTAGGTCGGGCCTTCCGGCTCATTAGCCCGGCTTTCGGGCATGGCTGCGGACACTGTGTGATACCAGGACCGTAAATTCTTTATCACGAATGGCAACATGTCCACAAGCGGGGTGCCCGGAGCGGCGCGTTCGATGCCGTCCACGCGTTCGGCGACCGGGCCGAGATGGGGGGCGGCCTTGCTGACCTCTCCCACTAGCATGCCGTTATCGCGACGGTAAGCCGCACTACGCCTCATTTCTCCCTCACCGAGCACTAACCAATTGAGGTTGAGGTCTAAGTTTTCCGCCCATGCGCGTAAGTGTTTCGGCTTGGGGGAAGAAGACCCAGCTAAGATGTTTTTCAACGTCTTGGGGTCTATCTCACCTGCTTTTGCTAAGTCTGTGATGGATAATTTTTCCAATTCCGAGAGCCTTTTGAGGCGCTCTGAAAGTATTTCTTGGATATTTTTTCCCATAAAAAATAAAAATTCCTTGACCTGCGCGGAAAAATTAGTCTAACAGTTTCGTCAACAGATAGCGAAAAACATCAACACAAACATTTAGCACAATGGGTTTCGTATTATGTCCAAGAAATCCCGTCAAGGCGTGATCTCGGGTTGGTTGAAGATGAACCAGGCGTCCGTGCGCCAGCTGGCCCTGCACTGCGGGTTGAGCGACGGCTCCATGAGCCGCCACTGCAACGCCGAGGAAGTGCCCACCGAAGTGCTGGCCGCCATGCGGACGTTCGTGACGCCCACCGGAAAACATATCCCCTCACAGTATCTCCCCCTTGGCCGGGACAAAAAGCCCGGGCCCGAAAAAGGCTGGCTCGAGAAGAAGCTGGCCGAAGCGTCCGCCCAGGACGCGGCCTAGCGAAAACCCGTTCATCACGTCGATAGCACAAAATTTTGGCGGTATCACGCGGTAATACAGGAGGAATATTCCCATGTCCGCAAATTTGAAGGCCCCCAACTACTACGAGGATTTGATCAGCGCCCTGCATGATCTGGTCAAGTTTGCGCCCAACGGCAACTCGGCCCGGCGCATCGCGGCGCTGATGAACCAGCCCTATTCGACCATGATGAACTCCCTGTCGCAGGTGGATTCCAACGCCGGATGCCGGATGGACGCCGCGGCCCTGGAGGGGATCATCGGCGCGGCGGGCGGCGAGGTGTTCATGGCCCGGTACTTCGCGGGCAAGGCCGGCGGAATCTACGTGGACCTTCCGGTCTGCGACCTGGGCGCTGAGGACGCCCGCAAGGTGGCCATGCGGACCATGCGCGAGCTGGGCGAGGTGTGCCGCAGCTTCGAGGACGCCCTGGACGAGCGCGGCCCGGCCGGGTCGGACGTGACCGACGGCGAGTTGCGCGAGTTCGAGGCGCAGGCCACCCGGCTGATGGCCTCGACCAAACTCCTGTCCATGGCCTGCCGCCGTGTTCTGGAAGACAGGATGGAGGACTAGACCATGGCAACGCCGAAAGGAGATATCCGGGCGATTCCGGCCGGACTGAGCACGGACCAGCGGCTGCGCGTGATGCGCATGGCCATGAGCCTGGAGCAGGGCAACGGCACGGACGCGGTGCTGTCCGCCTTTGACCGGATGATGGAGCGCATCTGCGCGGACGGGTTCCAGGTGGTGGCCACCGACACGTTCACCGCCTCGCTGGTGGAGAACTTTCTCGAAGCCGAGTGGGTGCCCGTCGAAAAGGGAAAAGTCCAGGCCAAGGATTTCTATGAGCGGTTCCGCGCCTCATGCGTCCGTGGCGGACTGAGCGAAAACGAGGTCCCGAGCATGCAGCGGGTCGGCCGGGTCATGCGCACCACGGTGCAGGTGCACGACAGCAACGTGACCTATTACCTCGGCATCGAGCCGAAGGAGGGGTAGGGCGATGACCGAGGCCGTGGACTACTATACCAGCCGGACGACTATCCCGGTATTCGAGCCGTACTCGGGGAAAATCTACCACGAGGAGCAGGTGCGCCACTACAAGCGCGAGACGTGCCAGCTGCTCAAGACCGGGCTCCGGGCTTTCCTGGACGCCGGTCACAGCCTGGAGCGGGCCGTGGTGTCCGTGAAGCACAACGGCTGGCGGTTCCGGGCGGTCTGCCCCGCCGAGGGCAGGGTAACCTTCCTAACCCGCAATGATACGCCCTATCATTTTCCCGCTACTGAGCCGGTCCTAGTTGCCATGGCCGAGCGTATCCGCGACCTGCACGCCGACTGGCCGGGTGACGTCGTTTTCGACGGCGAGCTGACCACGCCGGACGACAACCCGGATACCCTGCACGCGGAGATAGATGCGGGGAACGACGGCACGGGCCTGATCTATCGCGTCTTCGACGTCATCCACGAAGGGATGAGCCTGGAACAGCGGCTTGAGTTGCTGGAACAGGTTTACCCTTATTGCCGTCTCAACCGGCTGGTTGTCCGTGTGCCGCACATGGCCATTCGTCCGGCAACGGCCGCCAAGGTCGCGCGGATCAAGGAACTGGCCGTGGCCGCCGGGCGCGAGGGCATCGTCATCAAGAATCTGGACGCGCCGTATATTTTCCGGCGGATTCCGGACTGGGTGCGCGAGGTGGCGGTGATCACCGAGGACCTGCCCGTGCTGCGCGTGGAGAAGCGCAGGGCCGGGCGCGTGTCCCTGATCTGCCTGCGCAAGGGCCGCGAGGTAGGCGTGTCCGCCGGGATATCGAATCGGCGCGGCCTGGATTTTCTCAAAAATGCCCCCAGACTGATCGAAGTCACCCATCGCGGGGAGACCCGCACCGGATCGTTGAAAAGCGCGTCCTTCGTGCGCGTACGCACCGACAAGGAGGATTCTCATGCCTGAGTCCACCGAGTTCACCCCATCGTTCAAGATCGTGTTTCCGGACAATCATGTCCCGGCGAGTTCCGCTGTCGAACCCGAGTTCATTCGTGTCTGGATTGTTTTTTCCCCGGCCAAGTGGACTCCCGGCACGGAAGTGCCCGAAGACATCAAGGAATGGGCCATTAGAGGCGTCAAGGAGTTCAACCATGCGTAGCGGAACCGAACGTCTGGAAGGGATCGTCGAAGAGATCGAGTCCCTGGTCAGCGATGCCCGGGAGGGGCGGGTGCACCTGCGCAACGCGGGCCGGATCGGCTGCTACGGCGTGGTCCTGCGGTCCATCCTCAAGGCCGAGGAACAGGCTTCGGCCGCGGCGGCCGCCCGCGCGGCCCGGCCCGGCGGCCTGGACCACAGCGTTCCCGCCGGGGACAGGTGGTAGCCGTGGGAATGCCCAAGCCTAGAGCGTGCTGCAATCCCGGCGAGTACCGCTGCCAGATTCCGATGCCGATCAAAGGCCGGGTGCGGAGCATCGACTATTGCATCGCCGACATCGTGGCGGCGCTGAACGCAGCCAATATCAAGACCGTGGCCAGCTGCTGCGGCCACGGCCTGGCCGGGACCATCGCCCTGGAGGACGGCCGGGAGCTCACCATCACCTGGGGCGCGGACAGGCCGTGAAGAATTTCCCCGCCGTAGCGAAAGCCTGACAAGCGGCGGGGGGCAAAGTCCTGCCGGGAACGTTGAGACCGAGCAGGTACCTCACGTAATCGGGGAGGGCGGATCGGCCGCCCTCCCACCGAGGAGAAGGAAGGAGGAAGGACATGACCTTTTTCACCGAGTTCGTCTCTGTCTTGGCCCTGCTGCTCATCCTGACCGCCGGATGGATCGGCTGCATGGTCGTGACCTGGCGGCGGGACAACCGCAAGCTGCGCCAGGGGCGGCTGGAGTTCGACCCGAGGATGAAGTCATGAGCGATTGCAGGTTTTCCCCTGTCGCCGTGCTGCCCAAGTTCAAGGGCGGGAATGGGACGCTCAAGACCTCCTTCTACCCGGCCGAGCTGTGGAGCGACCGCGGCGGTCGGAGCGGGTTGTTCAGGGTCATGATCGCCACGGTGTTGCGTCGCAAGGTCCAGGATTGCCCGGAAGGGATCACCCACACCACGATCCTGCTGCGCCGGATCAACCGCAAGCTGGGGCCCATCTCCCAATTCAAGCGGGCCGCCGACCTGCGCGTCTTCATGGAGGAAGTCCTGGGCCTGACCCTGTCACGCTTCGGACGGCCCACATGGATGCTGGACGACGCCATGCTGGATCTGCTGGTGCGCATGGCCCCGACGTTCGGGAGGGCCGCATGATCGCCATCCCGTCGCCCAAGCACAAGCCCGGCCAGCCCGGCCCGGGGAATCTTCGTCTTCCGCAGCGCTGCATCGATACGCGCTGCCCGAGTCGGGACCGCTGCCGCCGCCCCGAGGCCCAGGGCCAGCCGCGCGACTTCTCTCTGAACCGGGCGGGCGCGGAGTTCTGCGGGTATTTCATGATCAGGGAGGGGGTGGACCGTGTCTGACAAGAGCAAGGATCTCGCGCCCGACAGGCTGCGCTGTCAGGATTATGACTGTCCGTCGTGGCCGAGCGATTGCGCGCGGGCCGAGGCGTGGACGGGCCAGGGGCGGTTTACGTGGCTGCCGCTGTGCACGCGCCGCGCCAAGGCGCGGAAGTGCCACATGCGGATCGACCCGGTGACCTTGGAGGAGGGAAAGTGATGCCTGAACAAGACTTTGCCATGGATTTCATGCTGGCCGTGATTTGGGCGGTCCAACTCGAAGCGCCGTTGCGCGCCCTGGGAATCCGCACGGACGTCGAGGTGGAAGGCCCGCGCCGGAGCGACAATGCATAGGCCGCCCACCACCCCGGAACGTGCCGAGCGCCGCCCGCTCGTCTGGTTCATCGGCTACGGAACGTGGATGGAAAACCACCTGGCCCTGCGCAGGGCCGGGGAAGTCGTAAAATGAGAGGAGAGTGGGCAATGAATAACATCAGACTTTACATCGGCGGGGCCGTGATGATTGCCACCGGTTTTCTTTGTGCGCCGCAGATGGACACGCATGTATCCGTTGGACTGGCCCTGCTTTGGCTCGGCTTTGCGGCTGAAAATTAAAGAGGAAGGCAGGCAATGACCAGATACGACAGCGACGGCGTGTTCCGCATCCCTTCCGGGATCGAGTGGGTCAAGGCCATGGCCAAGTTCGTGGCCGGATGCATCTGCCTGCTCATTCTCATCGGTGCGGCCTCTTGGCTGGTTTGCCACCTGGCCGTCCACGGGAACTAGAAGGAGTCCCCCATGTCTGAACTCACGACACGACAGATGATCGACACGATCCGCAAGGGCGACCCGCTCGGGCACGACTTTTTGCAGGCCGTGGCGAAGCGGCTTGAAGAGATCCATTTCAGTGTGCGTCTCGGAGAATTGGATGCGGCGTATCTCTTGGATATCGGAACCGCTCTCGGCGACAGAAAGCCAGAAACCTTTGAGGGCTACGCAGAGGCCATCGGATCACTTATAGCCGATAACATACGGCTGAACAGCGTCTTGAACGAAATCCGTCTGAACGATCCGTGCCGCTGCCTCTACATGGCCGCGCCAATGGACATGGACAATCGCCCGCCGACAGTGGCCGCCTTCGCCCTCGCCGGGATGACCAAAGAGAATAAGGGGAACGTAGATGAAGCCTAAACCGATGCTCTGCAAGGGCTCCGTTGTCCGCGCCATGCTGGACGGTCAGCAGACTCAGGACCGCAGGCCGATCAAGCCGCAACCTGCCGCTGTGGACGGTGGCGTCAACGCCTATGACGAGCGGACGCGGCTCATCGTTCCTCCCTACCAGCCCGGTGACATCATCTGGGTGCGGGAAACCCACGGCTACTACAACCCCGGCAATCCAGAAACCGGACTCCCTAACAGGGAGATAACCGAGATCATCTATCCTGCTACCGATGAAGTTCCCGACGTTGCCTATGACGCGGACGACATGCTCTACGACCGCCCACTTCCCATGCGCCCATCCATCCACATGCCCAAGTGGGCCTGTCGCCTCTTCCTCAAGGTCAACGCCGTGCGCGTTGAGCGGGTTCAGGACATCTCCATTGAAGATTGCATGGCCGAAGGAATTGGCGGCGAGGGCTGTGAGGCTTGCGGTGCTCCGTCGGTCAGGGAGTTGTTCCATGAATTGTGGGAATCACTCTACCCCGGCTCCTGGGAGCGAAACGAGTGGGTGTGGGTCTACGAGTTCGAGCGCACCGAGAAACCGGCCGACTGGCCCAACGGAGGGTAGTATGGCAAAACGCAAACTCACAGTCTTATGGGAAGGGGAAAACCCCAATAAAGACCGCAAGTCCAGGTCACTAGCCGATGAGCCTAGCAAGGTCCGCGTCCTTGACCTTCCAAACTTTTTCTATGACGGGCGTTTTGCAACCGTCATGGTTGAGGGATTGATCGAAGACAACAACGGAATCAACGAGGGATGGAATCCCAACTATGGTGAACGTGTTGCGGTCAAACTTCTCCTTGATGAAGTGCTGCGCCTTGAAGACCTTCTATCTCGCGTTGCCGATGTCGCCACTGGCGGCAAGCTGTCCAAGACCACATATGACATGGACACCTACCGCGAGGCCATCCACGAACACCTTTGCTCCGAACGTAGCGAAGCCTTCAACGAAGGCCTCGCTAACTCAGGCGCGTAACCTGCTTGATAGGAAGGCGACAATGCGAAATCTCTACGACATCATGGGTGGCGGACTCCGCCAGGACGAAATCATAGGTGACCTGTTCGCGGGCGGCGGCGGGGCCAGTACCGGTATCCGCATGGCCTTGGGCCGCGACCCGGATTTTGCCGTGAACCATAACCCCTTGGCTGTGGCTATGCACAGAGCCAACCACCCGGACACTGAGCACTTCACCGAGGATGTCTGGTCTGTCACCCCGTCTAGGGCAACGCGCGGGCGTCCGGTCGGGTTACTTTGGGCGTCCCCAGATTGCACCCATTTTTCCAAGGCAAAGGGCGGCGCTCCCCACCGGGACGAGCGTATCCGCTCCCTGGCCATGGTTCTGACCGACAAGTGGATTCCCGAGGCGCGTCCCCGCGTTATCATCATGGAGAACGTCGAAGAGTTCCGGTCATGGTGTGACCTCATCCCCAAGGTGGATGCCAAGGGCAACCCCGTCTACGATCCCAAGACAGGCCTGCGCGTCATGGTCCCGGACAAGTCCAAAATCGACAAGAACGGCCACGGCAACCTGTATAAGGCCTGGCTCCGCAAGTTCCGTCGCTACGGCTACGAGGTACAGGACAAGGAAATGCGGGCGTGCGACTACGGGTCCCCGACCATCCGCAAGCGGCTGTTCATCATCGCCCGCTGCGACGGGCAGCCGATCACCTGGCCGGAACCGACCCACGGCGATCCCAAAAGCGAGGCGGTCAAGTCCGGCAAGCTCCTACCCTGGCGCACCGCTGCGGAGTGCATCGACTGGTCCATCCCCTGCCCGTCCATCTTCGACACGTCCAAGGAGATCAAATCCAAGTATGGTGTGCGAGCAAACCGCCCCCTTGCTGAGAAGACGTTGAAGCGGATAGCCGAGGGCATCCGGCGCTATGTCCTGGAGGCGGAAAAGCCGTTCGTGGTAAACCTGACCCACGGTGTGCGACTCGAGGACGTGGACGAGCCCATGAAGACGGTCACCGGGGCGAACCGGGGCGAGAAGGCCGTAGTCACGCCGTTCCTTACCGAGCACGCCAACGGCTCCACACAACGCAATTTCAACGTACAGGAGCCGCTGCGGACGCAATGCGCCCAGGTCAAGGGCGGACATTTCGCGCTTGTCTCTCCGCTTCTGGAAGCCCACTACGCTGGGCAGGGAGCCCGGGCTCTGCGCGTGCCCGACATCCAAGAGCCCATGCGGACCGTGCCCACAGAGAACCGCTTCGGACTCGTCTCTCCGACCCTGATCCAAACCGGATACGGCGAGCGCGAGGGCCAGGCCCCGCGCGTGCCCGGGCTGGACAAACCGCTCGGCACGGCCGTGGCCGGTGGGGTGAAGCATGCGGTTGTCTCCGCGTTCCTGGCAAAGCACTTCGGCGGCGTGGTGGGTGCTCCCCTGGAGCAGCCCGCGCCCACGGTCACGACCGTGGATCACAATGCCGTGGTCGCCGCGCACATAGACCGGCCTTTCGGCATGTCCAAGGGCAACGACGTGGCCGCGCCGCTGGGCACCACCACGGCGGACGGCGGCGGGCATTCCGCGCTGGTCGCGTCCAACCTTGCCCTGTACTGCGGGCAGAGCGTGGCCCAGGACATGGACGAACCGGCAAGGACCGTGACCGGCCATGAACGTCATGGGCTGGTGGCTTCCAATCTGGTCAAGATGCGCGGCACCAACACGGCCAGCGCCACGGACGAACCGTTGCACACGGTGTCAGCCGGCGGGCTGCATCATGCCGAGGTGCGCGCGTTCCTGATGAAGTATTACAGCGAGGGCGGCCAGGACCAGGGCGCGGACGATCCGATGCACACCCTGACCACCAAGGCCCGCATGGGACTGGTTACGGTCGAGGGCGAGGAGTACGTCATTGCCGACATCGGCATGCGCATGCTCCAGCCGCGTGAGCTCTTCCGCGCGCAGGGCTTCCCCGACACCTACATCATCGACAAGGGCGCGGACGGCGTGCCCCTGACTAAGACCGACCAGGTCCGCATGTGCGGGAACTCGGTCTGTCCGCCCATGGCCGCCGCCCTGGTGCGCGCCAATGTGGAACTCAAGACGGCCCAGGAAGCGGCCGCGTAGAATTCAAAAATGAGCAGACAAATGCAGTACCGTAAATTCCTCGAAGCCAAGATGTGCATGGCCCGCAAATCCGGGTTCAGCGTCGAGATGGACGCAATCAACCCGTTGCTCAAGCCGCATCAGCGGGACATCGTGCGCTGGGCCTTGGACGGCGGGTGCCGGGGTATCTTTGCGGCCTTCGGGCTGGGCAAGACGTTCATGCAGATCGAGATCATGCGGCTGATCGGCGGGCGCGATGGCGGGCGACAGCTGATCATCTGCCCGCTGGGCGTGCGCGGGGAGTTCCGGGCCGATTGCGAGAAGCTGGGCGTTGACGTCCGGTTCGTGCGCCGGTCCGAGGATGTGGACGGCGCAGGCCTGTACCTGACCAACTACGAATCCGTGCGCGACGGGCGGCTCGATCCCAACCTGTTCAACGCCGTGTCCCTGGATGAGGCGTCCGTGCTGCGATCCTTCGGCTCCAAAACCTATCAGACGTTCCTGACCCTGTTCTCCGGCGTCCGGTACCGCTTCGTGGCCACGGCCACGCCCAGCCCGAACCGGTACAAGGAGCTGATCCACTACGCAGGGTTCCTGGGCGTCATGGACACTGGCCAGGCCCTGACGCGATTCTTCCAGCGAGACTCCACCAAGGCGAACAACCTGACCCTGTACCCGCACAAGGAAGTCGAGTTCTGGCTGTGGGTCAACTCCTGGGCGATCTTCCTGCAACAGCCTTCCGACCTCGGTTACTCCGACGAGGGCTACGACCTGCCGGAGCTGCACGTCCACTACCACGAGGTGGAGTCCGGGAGCGCGCCGACCGTGGAGCGGGATGGGCAGGTGCGGCTCATGCCGGACGCCGCGCTCTCCCTCCAGGCCGCCAGCCGGGAGAAGCGGGCCAGCCTGCCCGCGCGCATCGAGAAGATGGTGGAACTGATCGAGGCCGAGCCGGACGAGCATTGCATCATCTGGCACGACCAGGAGGCCGAGCGCCATGCCATCAAGGCGGCCCTGCCTGACGTGGTGGACATCTACGGCAGCCAGGACCTGGATGTGCGCGAGGAGCGCGTGTCCGCCTTCAGCCGGGGCGAGATCCGGCGCTTCGCCACCAAGCCGGTCCTGTCCGGATCGGGCTGCAATTTTCAGCGTCATTGCCGCATGGCCATCTTTCTGGGCATCGGGTTCAAGTTCAACGATTTCATTCAGGCCATCCACCGCATCCACCGCTTCCTCCAGGAGCGGGAGTGCCACATCCACATCATCTACGCGGACACCGAGGTTCGGGTGCTGGAGACGCTGAAGCGGAAATGGCGGCAACACGAGGAGATGATGGAGAAGATGAGCGAGATCATCCGCAAGTACGGGCTTTCTCATGCCGACATGGAGAGCGAGCTTCGCCGGTCCATCGGCGTGGAGCGCATCGAGGTCAAGGGGCGGCTCTTCACGGCCGTCAACAATGACTGTGTGGAAGAGACGCGGGCCATGGCCGACGGGTCGGTGGACCTGATCGTGACCTCCATCCCGTTCTCCAACCACTACGAGTACACCCCGAGCTACAACGACTTCGGCCACACCGACGGCAACGCGCACTTTTGGGGCCAGATGGACTACCTGACCCCGGAGCTGCTGCGCGTGCTCGCGCCGGGACGGATATACGCCTGCCACGTCAAGGACAGGATCCTGTTCGGCAACGTGACCGGCAAGGGCGCGCCCACGGTCAGCCCGTTCCACGCCGAGGCGATCTTTCACGCCCAGCGGCATGGGTTCGATTACATGGGCATGGTTACCGTGGTCACGGACGTGGTGCGCGAGAACAATCAGACCTACCGCCTGGGCTGGACCGAGCAGTGCAAGGACGGCTCCAAGATGGGCGTCGGCTCCCCGGAGTACATCATGCTCTTCCGCGCGCCGCAGACGGACCGCTCCAAGGGGTACGCGGACACGCCGGTGACCAAGAGCAAGGAGGAGTACAGCCGCGCCCGCTGGCAGGTGGACGCGCACGGATTCTGGCGCAGCTCGGGCGACCGGCTCATGTCTCCTGACGAGCTGGCCATGCTTGGGCCGGACATCCTGGCCAGGACCTTCACCGAGGCGAGTTTGGAGGGCGTGTACGACTACGAGGAGCATGTGCGCGTGGGCGAGGCCCTGGAGCTGCGCGGCGCGCTCCCGGCCACGTTCATGGCCATCGCCCCGGGCAGCCATGATCCAGACGTCTGGCACGACGTCAACCGCATGCGCACTCTGAACGGCGAGCAGCGGCGCAGGAACATGGCCATGCACGTCTGCCCGCTGCAATTCGACATCGTTGACCGGCTGATCCGTCGGTACTCCAACCCCGGCGAGCTGGTGTTCGACCCGTTCGGCGGCCTGATGACCGTGCCGTACCGGGCCATTAAGCTCGGTCGCCGTGGCTACGGGGTGGAGCTCAACGCCGGCTACTGGACCGACGGGGTCAAGTATTGCCGAACCGCCGAGCAGGACCTGACCGCGCCCAGTCTGTTCGACTTCTGCACGGCAGAGTCGGCGGCATAAAATCTTTGAATCAGCAGGAGGGAGACGAAGATGAAAATAGACCTTGAAAAGTATGATTTAGACGGTCTGATTGAAGAGGTCGCGGGCCTTGTCCACCCGGACAACGTTCATCTCTCTGGCCCGTTCAAGATGCCGATGGTTGACCCTGTGCGGCTGCAAACCGTGCGAGAAAAACTGGTCGAACTGTTGCCCTTGGTCGAAGACGACAACTGATCCGCAAAACCACGACAAAAGGAGACACCAATGAAGCTCGACAGGAATGTCAACGCAAACGGCAAGGGCAAATACTCCATCATCAACAATCGCACCGGCCAGGTGGAGCATGGCGACAATCCCGAAGATCAGTTCTTCGTCATCAAGCTCAAGGACAAGTACGCCCAGGCCGCGCTGCTAGCCTACGCAAATGCAGCGGCCCAGGACGACACAGAGTACGCAAATGAGGTGATGCAGCTGGCGATGCGATCCGGTCCCGCGCACCCTCTGTGCAAGATGCCCGATTAAGCCGAAAAATCTGTAATCATCGGAGGAAGCCATGAAGACATACAACGTCGAAACGACCACGGCTACCGTCTACAAAATCCGCCGCACCGACCGTTGCGGTGGGTGGGCTGACATCACCATACGGGAATGGCCCGGCGGCGGCTCTATCGACATACAGAGCGACTTCGGGAGCTACTCACATTTTTGGAACAGCATCGGCGAAAGGTCTTTCCGAAAGTTCCTGGCAAGCCTTGATGCCGGGTACTTCTTCGGCAAGTGCATGGGCCGTGGATATGACGTCTACGACCCCCAAAAAACCGAGCAATGGGTCAGGGAGTTGGTGATCGAAAGGCGCAGGGATGGCGACCTGAACAAAGAGGAAGCTCGCGATTGTTGGGATGAAATACAGTTCATCGACTTCGATAGTGCTGACGCCTACTACTATTCCGCATCGAATCGAACGAGCCTTTGGGAAATGTGCTTCGGCGAAGACCACCACTCTCTTCCCCATGCGACCAAGCCCCACCCGCAAGCGGAAGCCTTTTGGGAAATCATCTGGCCGGTTGCCTGCGAGACTTGGGCGGCGGAAGAACTCGACAGAGCCGCATAATACGAGAACTCAGCAGAGGTAGACCATGACTGAATCAGAACGCATATACGAAACGCATCACGCTGATTGGGTGACGGAGATCAAAAGACTCAGGTCTCATGGATACGCCATTCGCGAGGCCGTGGAGTGGTTCCTGGAGGTGTGGGAGACACCGCCGCCGAAGTACGACGTTGCCTATGACGAATGTGAGGCAACCCTACTCCAAGCCCTGGCGGACGTTGCCAAGGCCGTAGGCATCACCAGGAGCGTCAAGCACTGGATGGATATTGTTTCCGAGGCCACGGAGCAATCTACCTATACAACCGAGGCCGACCGTGAATAGCCAGGACTGTTTCCATTGTGCCGACAAGGCCATTTGCGGGCCCTATCTGGACGCTCAGATAGAGGCGGCCGAGCATTGCGAAGCCATGGGGTGGACGGCTGCGCCGGGGGAGAGGGCCCCGGGGTGTCCGTTGGAAGGGGAAATCCCAGAGAATACGGGGCAATAATTTTTGGCAGATGCACAGTGTTTGGGGAGGGGAAAACCTCAAACAAGGAGCATCTAAATGACTAAGGAGATCGCTTTGAACCAGTTCGCGCAGGAATACCTTGAATATCGGCAGGGAGTCGTCATGCCATCGACTGCGCTTGCCGATGGTCTGGCGCTGCGCAAGTTCGGCGATGCCGTCGGGCATCGTACGCCCCTGGTGCGCATCCGCCCGCGGCATGGAGACCAGTTCATCTCTTTGTGCTCTCGGGTGGGGCTCAATCCGACCAGCACGACGAACCACTATCGCCATCTTCATCGGGCCTTTGAGACGGCCAAGCTGTGGGAGTACGTACAGGAAAACCCGTTCTCGGAGGTCAAGCCGCCGCGTATTTACAAGCGTCCGCCGCAGTACATTCCCCTGGAGGAGTGCGCCGCGTTCGTGCGGGGCATCGAGGACCACGGTAAGCGGATGCTGGTGACCGCCTACCTGGCCACCGGGCGGCGCCGGTGCGAGCTGTTGGACCTGCGTTGGCAGGACATCGACTGGGACCGCAGCGAGTACGTGGTGCATGTGACCAAGATCCACCGGGATCTGGTCTTTCCGATCAACGATTTGTTCCACGAAGTCCTGGTCGAGCAATGCATTTTTGAGGGCGGGGGAGAACGTGTTTTCCCCCGGTGGAAGAACCCGGACAGCGTGACCCACTGGGTCAAGCTGGAGCTGGGAAAGGCCGGTCTCGGGCACCTTCATCTCCATAACCTTCGGCACTCGTTTGCCTCTGGGTACATCGAAGCCGGCGGAGACATTTATGTCTTGATGAAGCTGCTCGGGCATTCCGTCGTCACCACGACGATGGTCTATGCGGACGTTTCCAAGGACAGGATAGCCACCGAGGCCAACCGGGTCCGGTGGATGCAGTAAAAACCCGCGGGGAGCTGCACGGCTCCCCGCTATAACGGAGAATTGTCATGGATCAGGACTCCATCATCCGAAAAGCCATCAACGAGGCCTTTGAACCGGTGGCCGAGCTGGAACGCCTCAAGGCGTTGGAGTATCTCCGGCCGGAACAGGTCGAAGCGTTGTACCCTTTGCCGGTCAGCACCCTGCAGAAGATGCGCAAGGGCGGAACCGGCCCCCTGTTCATCAAGCGGGGAAAGAACGTCTATTACAAGCCCCAGGACATCAGGGCTTTCCTGGACGCCCACCGTCAGCAGACTGCGCAGTGA